TGATGATGTAGCGGCCGCTACGATTCTACTGTTATTAGAAAATTCAATAGACCTTTTATTGAGAGCTCTACATCCTGGTTGAAGAAAGAATGGTAGATGTTCTAACATAAGTGTAACACGTGCAAGCATTTCCCTTGCAATAGCTTCTTTGTTAGCTAGAATACCTACTACTTGTTCACCTTTAAAAATCGTATACCATAATAGATAGGCTACAGCAGCAATTGATTTACCACTTTGACGACATGCAAGAACAATATTAAATCTATGTGCTTCAAATTGTTTAAACATATCTTCTTGATATGGATATAATTCAAATGGTATTAATCCTTTATCAAGATGTATTATTTTACAATGCTCTTTTGCAAAATAGCTAGGGTCTTTAAGACATTTATTATATTCAACTAATTCGTCTTTAGTCCATTCATGTTCTACATCAGCACCCCTAACATTAGGGTTGCCAAGGTACATACTCTCTCTACCCATCTGGTTCCTGTTCGATTACTACTTCATCACGTAGCATTTTTTGTAGCTCGGCAGTAGAACCTATGAATACATTATTGTTTGTTGGGTCTCTGGAAATAGCTGGTAAGTCTTCTTTATCAACTTCCTTTTTACTTTTATGAAGTTTAAGAATTTTCTCCCCGATTTCGGCGTTGTTTTTAATTAATTGACCTAGTACTTCAAAGGCTCTCGGATGTTCTGATTCACGGGCAAGGTCTAACATAAGCTCAATTGCTTCATCTCCTTGTTCGGCTAAATCAAAAAGTTGTTTCCTTACGTCCTCGTAATCCTGGTCAACCTTCTGTAGGGTGCTCATAATATGTGTTCCATAAATCTAATACTCCTGCTGCGGTTCTACTCTCTTCTTTATTACCGCCTGTGTAAGGTATAGCAAGTTGTTCATCAATTAAAACTTGATTGGCATCAACGATACCATCTTTTGTTGAGATTGAAAGAGTACCTAATATCCTTCCAAACTTTCCTTTCTTTTGTTTCTTAGTAACTAATGTAAATTCTCCATTAGCTTCTTCTAGTAATTGTGATAATCTAGCACTAGAGGCTTTACCCCATGATTTCTCAGCTAGGTTTCTTGTTCTACTCTCAGGAGTATCTATACCCATTAAACGAATCCTTTCTTTAATAAATATTTTAAATCCTAAGTCTATCTCTGCATCAACGGTATCACCATCAACGACTCTAAGTAATGTTGCTTTATAATTATACATTGTTATACGTCCGTGTCAAAAAAGTTAATGGTTTCAGTATATGGTTCTTTGAAACCGCCTGCGCCATCAGGTGTAGTGGTACCATCTATAGCTTGTGTCTCAAACTTATGAGTTGTAGGGTCAACATTTTCTGAATAATCAACTTCAGTTTCAAGAATTTGTTTACTCTTACCAATGCCCCTATAATATCTAATACGAGTTGAGAATTCTAATGTATAAACTATAGCTCTTCGCGTAACTAAATCACCCTCATAATCATCATTTACTGTAACACTCTCTAAAACAATTGGAGTGTCTGTCTTGATATCCATATCTGGAATATCTTTAATTGTTACTGTATATTCTGGCTGAAACATTGGAAGTATCTGCTCTAATAATTGCAGAGCTTCATCTTGTGTTTTAGCAAGAATATTTAATTCGAATCCAATCTTATATACGGCTGGTGCACCTAACTTATGCAATTGAAGTGTATCACCCGTCACAACCTTTTTATAATTTTTATGTTTAGATACACGTGCATTGGCATCATATTCAAAAGAAGTTATCTCAAAAGATATACGTGGAAGTTTAATAGCTACACCAGGGTCACTCATTTGTTCTGACATACGTGCAAGAACCTTACTCCTAGGTGCATAAGCTAAAGGAACTTTAATTTTTTGAAGAACTTTATCGTTAGAATCTCTTTTATGGACTTCTAAATCATTGAATAAAGATCCAAATACCGAAACCATGCGACGAGTCGATTCATTATACCACCAATTATCAAACATTATGGGTCTCCGAATGGATTAACTTCTGAGAAGTCTATGATTGAATCACCCTCTAATTCGAACTCATCATTATCAGCAAATAAGTCTCGGTTATATTCAGTCTTAACGGTGCCTGTTAAGTCAACTGTAATCTCCCTTGATGAACCAGATGTTTGACCAACAAGTAAACGTGTAGCATGTACTGCTGGTTGCATAAATGTACCATCACCATTATCAGATTGATGTGGAGATACAAGCAATAGTGTATATGTTTCCGTATCTACTTTTTCAAATCCAGCTACCTTCGCAATTATATTAATATTTGTACCACCATCATCTGTCGAACCAGTAAATTGATGAACATACTCACCTATTACAAATTCATTTGTGTTGGCCGCTGCTGTAGTTGTATATGAATAAGAGTTAGCATTAATTAATTCTATGTTATCTATTTCAGGCCAGCCTGTATCAAAATTCTGGTCATTATATTCAAACATTTCAGCATACATTGTATAGATTGGTAAGTCTGCTAATTGATAGAATGGTATTTTAGGTTCTACATATTTAACTTCAAACAATCTTCGTGACATTGTCATATATAATAAATCACCTTCAGCCGGTTTAGTATTCTGAATATTTCCAAATTCTAAAGCTAAATTTTCACCTACTACACTATGCCAACGTTTCTTAGGTACAATAAATGTGCCTTGGTCTCTAATCTCTAAGCCAAATTTACCTAATAGATTACCATCACCCTCGAATCCATCGACGTTTTCTAAATACATTTCTATTGGATAGGCGTGGCGATATTGATTTAAAGTTTCATTTAATAAAGCATCTTCATAAATTTGTTCACGTGGAATGTATACAACATCCTGCCCGAAAATTTTTACAGATTCAAGTACAAGATCTTCATAAAGGTCCTGTTCAGATTTTACTGCACCTGAAAAGTATACGCTTGTAGCCATTAATTATCCCATTAAAAAGTTGTCTGGAGCCATCCACATCAACCTACATTCTTCTTCTAATTCTTTGAGTTCTTCTATTGCGTCATCAAACATTTGTCTACCATTCATTGTTATGCCACCTGGTAGTTGAAACCCTTCAAACTTCATCATGTTTGCGCCCCATTGACGTTTAATTAATGCACAAAGGTATTTCTTTAAATATAAATCATTATATACATCTGTATAAGTTGTTGGGTCTATAATAGAATATGCTTCAATAACTATATAGTTTCCAGCAGCAAGGTCACCAAACCCTTCGTCCATATGAAGTCTATTCATATGTCTGCTAAACCTAAGATGTTCCACACTATTTAAACGAGACTCAATTAAAGATAAATGTTGTAGTGATTGCTCATATGATTGTATTTGAGTTGCCATACCTTGAGTCATAAAGACATCATTAAGTCTCATATGATAACCCATGTCAAATAAGGAACTAGAGTGTGATTGACCACCGCTTAACATCTGTAAAACGGCCGTAACATTATCACTAACTGTAATATAATTATTAGTTATATCAGCAGCAGTAAGTTCATGCTTTAAATACGTTCGAATGACAGCATCTGAATGGAATTCTTGGTAGAATTGTATTGCATCATCAGTACGGTCTTCTATTTGGTCATCGTCTACATTGATTTCAATTACTGGAGAGCCTAAAGCTCTTAAAGCATATTCTTGTAATGTAGCTCTTGTAGTTGGTTTTGCCATATCATTTCCTTATTCTATAATGTTATTTATATAAACCTTACCATCCAAAGTACTTTTGAACCTTTCTAATATTGTCTCCGTATTTAGAATCCATTACTTCAGCGGCAATTGTCTCGAAAAGAAGGTGAACTGGCGAGAGATCGAGTATTTTAGTAACAAGACTTTTTGATGGTATATAATGAATTTGAAAGAAACCACCACCAGTAATATTTAATCTTTTTAATGTTTTTGCATCTGCTCCACCTTTCTTTTTATGATGGTCTCTTATGTATATTGCTTTTGAAGCAGTTACATCTCCTCGACCCATTGCCACAAAATCAGAATCTTTAGACTTTGGCCAGTGAAGATGTATTAATGCTAAGGCTAACATCTCATCATAATTTAATAAATTCATATCTACAATATGATCATATTTTCCCTTATTAATTCTGTCTCTAAGGTTAGTAATAAACCAAGGTGTCTTCATTTCTTTACCTGGAGGAATTCCAAACGGTGACCAATCCCTTGTATCTTTCCTATCATTAAATCTATCTAAATGATTTTCATATAATTGTACGGCAAGTGTTGTTACGGCTGGTACTGTAAATTGCACATAACCATAAGCAGTATTTCCAACAATCCCAGGTGAATTATTTTGAATCCAATCAGATTCCATTCCAACTAACTCATCCATAAACCATAATACATTACCTTCAAATTCAGTCCAAGTAAAAGCATCAATTTCAGCTGCATCCATATAACCACTAGGCCCTCTTTGGAACCTTAATATATCATCATATACTAACATAGTGGCTTCTTTCAAAAATGAGCCAGGCTTTTCATTTAGATTTCTTTTGGTATAGTACGGATTGAGTTTGTCTGTAGATACGGCTGCTTCTACATTAATTCGTGTACTCTTTGGGTGCGGTCCAGTAATTGCCATAATTTAACATTATTTCTTTCTAGTAGGAGTATTCCGTCTTTGGTTAACTTGGTCTGCTGGAATACCCATTTTAGCTGCGTCACCATATTTCTTCATAGTCTTTTTTAAATAAGCTGCATTTCTTTTACGACGAGCAGCTGGACTTATCTCGTCAATTTCTTCTGCTTCTTCACTCATCTTCTTCCAGTCTTCATAATCAATATAGATATCTGTATCGGAGTTGTAATACTGACCGAATTTTTTATCGTAGTATACAACCTGTCCTGACTTAGTCATGAATGGACCTTCAAGACCCCTGCGTTCTTTATATTTATCTGGAATCTTTCCAAGCTTAGATTGCTGTGTCTTCAGCATCAAGTAATCTCGAGATGCTTTATACCTATCCTTCTTAGAAGCTTGAGACATATACTTCTTTTCAAATAATGCAAAGCTTTTCATTTTAGTAGTTAGGTCTCTTTACAACTTTAAATTTACCTTTCTTTTTATTACGAGCATTAGGTGCCATGTCAACACCACCTTCAGCATTTGAATTAGCTGCAGCATCTTCTTTTCTTTTGCCATACATAATTTGGTCAGATGTTTTTTTAATTACTTCAAGAACATCACCATCATATTCATAATTACCTTTATCAATATGTGAACTTATATTTGCTGCTTCTTTAGCTCTAGCTAATTTAGCTTCACGCTTTTCTTTAGCTGTTGCACGACGCATCATTGCTTCTTTAAAGCCTTTAGTTCTACGGTCTACCTTAACTCCTTCATATGTCATTGCTCTTTTGATATCTCTCATGTCTCTATCATTAATATTTCGAGCACCTTCAATACCATCAATTACAGCGTTCCGAGCTTTCTCATCATCCCTTTTAAGACCATCTTTCTTAATCTGCGCTAGTGCTTTATTAAAAACTTCTTTAGCTGGACCTCTTAATTTATTAGCAATAGTACTACCTTCATTAACACTTTCATGACGAATAGCTAATTTAACTTGAGCTACTTCTTTATCAGTAAGAGATACGCCAGCAATATCATCAACTACAGCATCAATTTCTTTAGGGTCTGTAGTACGATTTCTATGAATATCTTTCATGACTAAAGCCATAATAATTTGTGATGGCTTATTTAAACCTTTACGAAAACGATTTGCTTCACCTAGCCATGGCAAGTAGACAACTGCTTCACCTCTTAAACCAAGACCCATATCTTTATATTCACTTGCATCATAATCATAGTTCCAGTCTTTCATCCAACCTCTAATATTTTCTTTCGAACCAACAACTTTGGCGAAATGATCGACATCAACACCACCGGGTCCCTTCATAGTTGTCGGTGTAACTTTTAATTTCCACTTCTTCATCAATTGGTTATGTTTTCTTTTAGAAAATCCATAACTGTCCCAATCAAATTCCACTTCAGTTGTCATCTCTTGAACTGAGTCAAAAATATCATGTCCTAAAGCTTTATCTCTGGCAGCAAAGTATTTCTTTAACTCGGCTCTACTTAAATCGCTTATCGACCTTTTACCTTTCCCATATCCGATTTTAAATTGTGCATCTACTTTGTCAACCCTTCTATAATATTCGTCTTTGTCTCCTAGTTTAGGGGGCTTTATCTTAGCTTCTTGAACATCTTCATTAGCCTTTTTAAGAATATCCATTACATCAGGATTATCTGATAAACCTTTTCTAATTTTATCAATTAACTTTATAGCTTTTGCCATATTACCTGAATTCTTCTTAGCAATCTTTATAATCTTTGTACGTTGCCCTTGGTCCATTACAGGATATGATTTTCCAAATGTTGCTTCTTTTTTAATATGATCTAATGTTTTAGCTTCATGTTCCATATCACCACGACGGGTTTTTTCACGTTTCTTATCATTATACATAGACCAAGCAATCTTAAAAGCCTCTTCATCAGTTTTACCATCAGCTTTAAGTCCTAATACAACATCTTCCATGCCTGGAGGAGCTTCTTCATTCTTTTCACAGACACAGGGGTCTTCACCACATATATCACATGCAGCTTCTTCAACACCTGAATAATTACCTTCTTCGTCATCTACATTTTTCTTAGGTGACTCAGGGTCTTCATGGGTTTCATCAACACCTGAATAATTACCTTTGTCATCAGATACATCGGTATCATCTTTAAAGTCATCTTTGTTTTCTATAAGGTCTGGCCACATGTCTTCAAAATCTTGTTTTTCCCAACCAAGTTCTTGTGTACAAAAACTAACTAAGTCTGCTTTAGATCCAGAAAGAATATACTCATCACCTCGAGGTCTCATTGTAATGCCATGCTTTTTATCAGCACCTTTTTCAACATCGTCCATTGCATCTATATCAGTTGTTATCTTAGCATTGCCTCTACCAGGTTTGATATTACCAGTTTGTGCTGCAGGTTTTCTGCCTTTACTTAATTTTTTCTTCTTACGACCAAAAAGTTCAGTGATACTAAAACTTTTAGTGACATTTTTCTCCATTAAATCAGGCCACATATCTTCAATATCTGCCTGGTCTACACCACCATACATATCACTCATCATAAAGTCAACAATATCTTGTTTTTTACCAGAAAGTTCTGCACCATAACGAACCATTTTAATAGTGACTTTAAACTTCTTCTTTACATCTTTAATATATTGTCTTTCGCCACCATCATAATCTGTTGCATCAAGGTCTACACCTACATCTTTGATATTACCTTTGCCAGCTCTTACCTTTTCTATTAATTCGTCTGGGATATAGATAGTAGTTTCATTCTTATCACCAGGGTCATCACCTTCCCAGCCTTTATCTAACGCGTTAAAGAATTTTTTCTTCTTATCACCTGTCAGTTCTGATGGTGAATCTACTCCGAATTTTTTAAGAAGAGAATTGAAGAATTTCATGTAGGCTTCTTTGCCGCCACTTGCTTCTCTAATTTGGTTTAAGGTTTTCATGTTTAGTCCTTTAAGTTAAAGTGTGTCTCCATCATTACTTGGAGTTTTGTTAATTCTATCATAATCTCATTATATCTTTCGCTACTAGCTATTCGATATTCTGTGTTTGTTTTAACATCACTTATGATATTCATTTGGGTATTCGTTATTGATGATGCCCACCAAACTGCAGCCATAGTTTGTGCAAATATAGCCATGAATAAAGCAACACCGCTGTTCCTTATCCAGTTA